TCTAAATAATCAACAAAGTAAGGGCTACGTCTAGAAAATTTACAATTGTGATTCATAAGACTTCCATTATCTAAATGTTGTACTAAGCAAGGACGATATTGAATATGTAAAGTCTTACTCAATTTTAACATTCTTTTCATATACTTTTCTGCAGATTTTAAAGGTTCTCCTTTATCTGCATAAGGTAATAATTTATCAGCACTTCCCTTAGGAAAATAAGTGCATTGATTATAAGAAAAATCTGATAGTTTTCTAGTCTTAAAATACCACGTAGGTAAAGTAAAGAAATTAATCACATCATTGGGATGCTCACTAATTACTTTTTCTATACGCTCTTTAAAATTCTTACATAGGATTATGTCATCTTCTAATAGTACAGCATCATAATCTTTAACATACTCAAGTTGCTTTAAAAATGCTTTGCCACAATGTCCTTCAGTATCAACCAGCAGTTCATACTCAATTTGAGAAAAAGAGTCATCTAAGACCCTCTCTCCAGTTGTCCTTACAAAGTATTTAATCATTTGTTATTAATGATGCAAATTCTTCAAGAGTAATTAAGGCTTCATTTTTAAAAACACCATAAGAATCTGAGCCAGATAATGCAATAGTTACAAATATTGGAGCATATTTAGGAATATACAACTCAAAATCCCAAGTAGTTAATTTGTCCCCCAAATCTACAGTACCAATTTCATCTAAAATATCTACCCAATACTTAATGTCTTGACTACTCATAGAAACTGTCTTTAATTCAGCGTCAGTTTCGCTTTCGTGAACTACACTAACCACAGCGTAGTTACCTTCATCATAACTATTATTTAATTCAAATTTTAAACCTCTATAATTATCAGGGGTATTAACACCCCCATCGGAACTTTCAAGGTTTAAAACTGGTATTCTAAACCATAAATATAAATACTCTAATTTATTGTCTTCATCCTCATCAGTAGGTTGAGATTGTGAAGTGATAACTTTCTTATCTAACATCATTTGCTTTAATTTTGTTACATCTAATTTAGTAGTTACTCCTGAATCATTTACTAATCCTAAACTTTCAAAGGTTTCCATAACCTTATAGAATGGGTGGAATAAAGTATCACTACCCCCAGAACCTCCACCACCAATCTTATCCTTTAAGTACTCAGTAGCCTTAGCATCAATTTTAATCTCTGCCATTTTTATTTTTCTCCTTCTTTTAATTTATTATACATTAAATTTATTAATTTCTTTCGATTGTCTTGTGCCCCTGCCTCACTATAATCAATATTAAGTTCATCTAAATAGTCTATAAAGTAGGGTGTACGTCTACGTCCACAACTATTACCCACTAAACTATCTTTATCTAAGTGTTGAACTAGGCAAGGTCTATACTGCAAGATTTTAAGGTTGTGCTTATTAGATATTATATTAAGACAAGGACAAACTTTAGGCTTATCTTTAAATCTCTCTAGTTCATTAATTAACAAATCGCAACTTCCTTTAGGGTAGTATCTGCATTGCATATAACAAAAGTTGCCATTAGTCAAAACTTTGGTATATAACTCTGGGGCATTAAAGAAATTAATCATTTGATTAGGGTATTTTTTTACTGCCTCTTCAATCCTATTCTTAAAATCTTTACATAAAATCACATCATCTTCTAGTAGTATACTATCATAATTATTTATTGTTTTAAGAACTTCTATAAAGTATTTAACTGGCTTATGTTCAGTATCGACTAGGAGAGTGTAATCATCCCCTAATTCTCTACTGATTGACTCATCTAAAGTACGTTCACCAGTTGTTCTAATGTAATACTTAATCATTATTCTGTTGGGTTAACGATAGTATCTACAATGTATACTTGTGCTAAGAAGTTATACTCAGGGTGTTCTGTATTAATCTCTTCAATTTGGAAAGTTGTAGGGTTATCATCAAATACAGAATCGCCTGTCATAATACAAAGGCAACCTTCCTCTTGACCCTCAGTTCCAACAAATAATAATCCTGCATTACTATAATCGCTATAACCTATCTCTCCAGCAACCGGTACTTTCTTATCTCCTAATAATTCAATTAAGAAATCACGAGCAGTCATATTATTCTCGTTATATTCTTTAGTAGTTACAAAAGTAATTACTGGATTACAAGTGTAACACATTGAATATGTAGGGTCAATAAGCATCGTATATTGATGAATAGGTTGACCACTACCACCTCCACCAATTTTATCTTTTAGGTATTCTGTGGCTTTAGAATCTATCTTAATCTCTGCCATTTTTCTTCTCCTTTATTAAATAAAAATGAGGTGGGCTTTCCACCCACCCCCTAATAGTTTAGTGTATCAAATTATTCCTCTACTGAGATATTTAATACATCTTGGTTTCTAGTAATTGTACCTGCAATTAATAAACAACTATTTAATAACTTTAAGTCGTAACCAGTTGCGAAACCTTGTACGTTTGTAAAGTCTGGTAATTGTAATAATTGAGTAGGCATAATTGCCATAAATGTACCATATACTGCGGCACTTGTATTGAACTCACCATCGTGTAAGCCTAATACGAATGTATCTCTAGTCATTCTAGGTGATACATAAATCTTTAGGTCTTGGAATGTACCTGCATAGAAAGGTCCTGCGATATTGTTCTTGAAAGGTGCTGGATTGAAACCATCTAAGTAATTTAATACTTGTAATACTGAGTAAGCACAAACCATATAGTTAGGTGCATACTTTTGAGTCATTGTATACATCTTTTCTCTTGCGATATTTAATGTAGTAATGAAACCTTCTGCTTGTTGCTTTGGTGATACACCAACTCTATCTGCAAAGTTGAATGTTACTTCAGGGTCAACTGTTGCATTAGCAACTAAGAAATCAATACCTTCACTATCAATTTCATACTTTAATTGAGAAACTGCTCTAACACCTAAGTTGTCACCTAAGTTGTCACCAAATTGTGCCTTTTCAATGAAAGCGGCAATTCCAGAATACTCAATTCTAATCTCTCTCCACTTAACTTCAAGTGTGATAGCCTTTCTTACTGCTGTTAATGTAGGAATATCGTTTTGTAAAATTGCGATATTGTTATATAAATAATGTACTTCAATTGGGTCTGAAGTTACAGGTGCAGTTGTGAAAGTAATTTCAGGCTTAGCACCATCATAGATAGCACCAGTTGCTGACTTAGACTTAGGGCTACCATAAGTAACTGTACCAACTTGAACTGCTGTACCAGCATCAACTACATAATGACCTGCAACACCTTCAAGTCTACCCTCTGCATCTTCTTGAACTTGAACATATCTCTTAGATGCGAATGTGCCCTTATAAACTTTACCAGCACCATCATCGAAATACTTATCGTCTCCAACTTGGAAAGCGATTGAGCCGGGAACTACTGGACCCCAACCTAATGTTAACTTAGAATCCGCTAATTCATCATTTTCAACAACTTCTGCACTTGTGTAAGTAGGGTCAACGTTTCCTAACTTGAATGGGTTATCAATTAAGTCACCAACCTTTGATGCACCCTTATTTGAACCCTTAACATATTCCCAGTAAGTTAATGAACCTGTAATACTTGTCATAGGGAATACAATCATTAAATCTGTTAAGATTAAGTTAGGTAATACTGCTGTTGTAATATCCTGACAGAAAATTTTAAAGTTTCCAACATCACTTGTTTGTAATGAAACACTATTATCAAATGCTTCGTTTAATTTTGAATTGAAGAAACTTGCTTGGTTCTTTAATGTGTTAGCAAGAATGAACTTCTTTTCAGTAGATAATTGAGCACCACCATTTCTCTTAGCATATAACTTTTCTGCTAATCTAATTCTATCTGTATATTTACCATATGGTGCACTCTTCTTTTCAGTTAAATTTGCCATAGTTTTATTTTCCTTCTTCTCTTTAATATTTTTTAAATTCTATCCATTAAAGATACTAGACCACTTAAATCATCTTCATCTGAATTAGATTGTTTAGGTTGTGGTTTTTGTACTTGTTGAATAGATACTTTTGTGCCCTTAGACACATTGAATGGTAATCTACTCATACGTAGACTATAATTTTGTAAATCTTCACAAATCTTATCAACATCATCTAAAGAATAACTTTCATTTAATCTATTCTTAATTTCATTAGGGCTAATGCCTAACATAACTGCCTTAGAATTAATATATCTATCAACAGTTGCAATAAAGTATTCCTTATACTTTTCAGTTAATTTAATAGACTTGTTTAATTTATTAGTTGACTCTTGTAACTTTGAGTCATAATCTTTCTTAACTTGGTTTAGTTGTTCATTTAAACTACTTACTTCATCTTTATGAGATTTCTTTTCTAATAATAAGTTTTCTTTTAATTTTAAAAGTTCTTGCTTATTTGAACTTACACTCTCTGTTAAAGTCTTAGTAGATTGAGATTTACTCTCAATACTTTCATTTAAAGATTTAACTTTTCCATTTAAGGCTTTAATCATTTTGTCTTTTGTTTCTAATTGTTCTTTTAGTTTTTGATTTTCTTCATTCAAACCCTTACATTCTTGAACTTGCTTACTTAGGTTCATAGTAGCCTTTTTGTACTTACTATTTTCTTCTTCTAACTTCTTAACCTTAGTATCACTAACTGCTAACTGTTCTTGAAGCCCTTGTAATTGTCTTTCTGTATTGATTTTACTTTTAAGAGCCTCTTTTAATTGATTTGCTAATCGTGTGGATTCATTATCTTTGACTTCCACGTTCTTAGTTTCAACTAAACTATCTGAACTCTTAGTATCTATATTATCACTATTGCTAGTGTTAATATCTTCATTAATCTTTTTCTTAGGTGCTGTTAAACTAATACCTAAATGCTTTAATGTTTCTTTCATCACTTTTCTGTTATCTTCGCTCTCTTGAGATAAAGACTCTTTTAAAGCCTTTCGAAGTTTCTTTTGTGTATCATCTACACCCAATCCTTCTTTAATAGGATTTAAACGAGCACTTTCTAAACTAGGTACTTGAACAATATCCCAAGTTTCAAGCATAAATGTTTCTGGGTCAACTTCATTGTTTGCATCAACATCACCTGTTCCACGAGAACTTATGCCGGGTATAAAACCATACTCAATTAAAGTGTTTAATAAACGACCATTTGGTGTATCTAATACATCTACTACTGCATATAATGTACCATCTACAATCTTAGGCATTTCTGGAATACAAGCACAAACACAAGACATATCTGTTTCATCTCTATCTTCAGGGTGTCCTAATTCCAAGAATAAAGATTTATTCTTAATCTTTTCTTGAAATATAGGGTCATTTAAGGCGTTGTTCCATAACTCAGAATTATAAAAACGCCCGTTACGAGTTTCTTCTTTACTAGAAGAAATTGGTCCTGCTAATCTATTTAAAATATGTCTTTTTTCTTTTTCTTCTTGTGACATTGGTTGTACACTCAATGCTTCTAAAATATTCTCATTTTTCATTTATTAAACCTCCTCACTGTCAACATATACCCAATGACAACGATTTTTATTATTTTTAGGTGTTCCATCACTTTTTGTTGTGGTGTAACGTTCTTTATTCTTACACGCCTTAGATATGGCACTATGATAATGACCTGTTTTTCTTTCAGCATCCATCGTTGAATTATACACGATACCTGTTTCCACACACATAACTTTTTTCTTATGTGCTTTCTCACTCATTTTCTTTTTTGTTTCTTCTGAGAAATTAAGTGTTCCATTCTTTATTTTTGTTTCTAATGTTTTTTTCTTAGCCTCTTCTGAATACCAACCTCTTTTTTCTTTTAATAACTTTTGATTATTAATTTTTCTTTTTAACCTAGTTTCAGGGGTGTTGTGCTTTTCATAATTCCAAGACTTAGACATCTTTTCACGACTTTCATCACTATGATGTTTTCCGTAATTGGGAGATAACTCACCCCTTTTACCAAACATACCATTTCGTTCACCACCAGTATCTGCGTGGTGTGTTTTATTGTACTCTGCTATTTGAGTTCTACCACGCCTAAAACCATCTGGTATAGGGTCACCTACTTTGATAAATTTATCAACCACACCATCTGTGTACCAATTTTTATCAGATAAATGACCACCATCACCACCTGTGGCAATGTTATAGTATAGTGGTGATTGAACACAATCATAATATTTTATATAGTATTTCTCTGCTTCATTGAGTTCTTTTAGACTTTCACATATCGTTTTTACATCAGTTTCTTCAAGAATTTCACATTTAAAGTTTTCTCTACCATATAAATCAAATGCTTGTTTTAAAATTTTACCACTACCCAAATAAGAGGTATCAAACTTATTGGCTTTATGTTTACCAATGTACATTCTGCCATTAACTAAGTTAGTCGTTCTATAAATATAGCCATACATATATTAAGTTCTCCTTAGCCTCGATAACTTAGTAGGTCGACCATTACCAAGGCTAAGTTACCTTATATTTTTATTGTATAGTTTTCACTATACATATAATTTAGCAAAACTTTTCTTTCATTTTCTTTCATAATTTTATTATTTTCTACGACCTGACACTGTTTCTAGTGCTAATAGGTCTGCTTTTATTAATTTTAATAACTCTATTGCCTTAGTAATATCGTATGTTCTAAAGTAATAAGTTAATACTTTACTAATTTCCTCTGCTCTACTGTGCTTTAGAAATAATGTTCTATTATTTTCTAATTTTTTAGAATATAGTAATATTTGAGTTAGTAATGAAGATAGAGTAGTCAATACTTCAAATGGTTGCTCTATCTCCTTTACTATATTAATATAAATATTTGATTTCTTCTTATTGTAGTTCTTTCTAATGTGTTCATAAAATTCAATTACCTCTAATGGTTTATTGTCATTAATGAACTTCAATACATTTAAGTCTACATTTGTTTTACCAGCAATTTTAGTGATAAGGTCACCTGCCTCAGTAATTCCCTTATCTTCTAAATCACTTAACAATAAAATACAATCGTTGTTAGTAATCATATTTTGGCTTTCCTTTCACTTTTATTATACAAGATTATTGTTCAGTTATGTCGTTTGAATTAACGCCTAATTCGGCAAATGAAGGTAGGTAATCATTAGCACTACTTGTTTCCTCAGTAGTTTCTTCACCACCTAGTTCAGTTTCAGTGTTTTCTTCACCACCACCACCAAAGATTTCCTCACCTACATTGTCTAAGGCTTGTTCTCTACTAGGTCTTTCACCACCACCTAAACTTCTAGGTGCGTTCATTCCACCCTCTTCATTATTTTCAGGGTTTTGCTCCTCCTTAGGTTCATTCTCTAATCTATCAATTTCATCTTGTAGATATTGCATAACATCATTATCATTAATGATTGGTTGTAAGTATGCCTTAATAATCTTTAATCTTGTAGGTATATCTTGAACATCACTTAATACATCCATTAAGTCTCTTAATACACCTAAAGCATTTGTTTGAGCATCCTTCTTATCCATTTCTTCTTTAGATACAGGTGTTACCATTTTTAATGAGAAATTGTTAATATAGTTATATAACTTTCTATCATATAGTAATGTATTAATTAAATCTTCAAGCATCGAAATCGTATCACTTTGAATCTTTCTAACTCTTTTAGCGAATTGACTTGATTGAATACTTAAAGACTCACCACCACTAAAGCCCGCTGCATCACCTACATAACCAAAGAATTGCTTTGGAATACCTGTTGAACCAAAGAACTTATCTCTAAAGTATTCTAGGTCTGTTAATTGTTTAGGGTCATACTCACCACCAACATTGGCAACTGAAATATTACCTTTACCTTCGTGTGTAGGTACATAAATATTATTTTCTACTGGTGCTGGATTAGTGTATTCATTATATTTATTCTTAGTGTCTAATGCACCTTTTTGCTCCATCATTGACTTAATAGATTGTAGGTGTGAACTAATCATATCTTTAGGCATATCACCTACTTCAATTTGAATAATTCTTACTAATGAAGATTTAGTTAATCTATTAAGAATAATTGCATCTTCTAGTAATGTCATTTCACGCCAAGTCTTATACCAATCATAAAGCATTGAACGACCACGCTTAACACCATAGACTTTAGCATTTACATTATTATCTCTAGATGCCTCATCTTGATATATATTTACTGTCTCTTCAACTCTATTATCACCATTTTCCATTACGCCGTGTACATATTCTGTGGCTTGATATAAAGAAACATCACCTTTAGATACATTATATTGTAATTGATTTAACCATAAAGCATCCTGTCTATCTGTTGCTAACTTAGTGTTATATACATTATAAGGTGCTTTGATATAACCCATTGTTTTACCAAACTTAGTTAATTCAAACATTTCTCCGGGATTGGCTACCATTTCTACATAATTGGTAAAATGGTCATTTGCTGGGTAATATATAATATTAAGACTTTCATTCAATTGTTCTTTTTCTTCACTTTCAACATTTTCATCAGTGTTTTCAGTATCTGATGCTAATGCTTGTATATTACCTGCTTTTGCTTCATTTAACTTTTGTTTAGCCTCAACTTCTTCTTTATCAAACAAATCATCCTCATATTCTGATTGTCTATATAATTTGATATAAACATCACCATATGTAATTAAACTAGATACCCAAGCATAAATATTTTTATTTACTTGTAATGCTTTTAAAAGATAAGTTATATATTTTGTAGCATTTGGGTCTTCACTCTCTACCCAAACCTTATCTCCACTTTCATTACTTTCAGTAGCATTTTCAGCATATGCCTCAATAATAGACTTAACAATATTATCATCTTTCATACTATCTAATATTTGATAATAATTCTCTCTTGTTTGTGCTACTGATAAAAAGTTCTCTAAATCAGTTGTATCTAGTGTACTATTGATAGCGGCATTAGCAATATTACTAATTAAAATATCCTGTGTATCAACACCAAAGTTCTTTTCTTCTTTAGGTACTGCTTTTATCTCTTTTCCTATAAAATCTTTATTTGTTACTTCCATTTAAGGTTGAACCTCCTTTTTTACCAAACCATAATACCATTGGCTATATTTTGAAAATTAACTGTTGCTTGTACTTTCTTATCTGGTGTCTTAGGCATTAATAAGCCATTATCTTTACCTTCAACATTTAAGTATCTAGCACTCATCATTTTATTTAATTCTTCTTGCATTGCTTTTTGCTTGTCAAACATTCCACCATTAGCATTAATCAATGCTTCTAGACTTTCACCAAATTCATAAGCAAATTCCTCTGCATTTTGAGAGGCGTTCCAAAGTGCACCTACAATACCATCGACTTGGTCCTTTGAGCCTTGTGTTCCGTTCTCAGGGTGGTTGATATGACCATCACTTTCACGTTCAAGACCTAAAACTTCCTCTGTTAGTAAGTCGCAATCTCTATATACCTCTACTCTCTTATCATACAAGGTTGATTTAAAATATGCGTATGGTAAACACTGATGGGTTTGTGTATCTAATCTATCTACAGATATTGTACTAACATTAAATTTATCAGCACTTAATTGTTGTTGAATTTGAGCCGCCATATATGTATCTGAACTTACGCCACGCACATTAAAGCCCTGTTCTCTCAACCACCTAATAAATTGTCTATTTTTATCAAATGATATATCAAAACCTTGTGGTGCTTTTACTGATACTGAGAAAGCAACTTTAAAATATAATTCTCTTGAACTATCTTCACCTTCTACTTTTGGTCGTTTACCAACCATCCATACACCACCTATACCTGTTTTATCTCCTTTACCTTTACTACCAGTTGACATATCTAGGTGTATAAATAAAGGTTTAGATTTTAATTGGTCTGGTACTCTTGATAAATCACAAAAATCTTTATATTGTAAATCATCACCTGTACCTACTTCAATAACACTCTTAACAAATAGGTTTTTGTAAGTGTCAACTTTAGCCTCTTCCCAACGTGCACCTGAAATAAATTTAAGAGATGATGCTGTTGCGATACCAGCAATATCCATTAATGCACCATCAATATTTTCTCTAAAGTTTTCTAAATAACCAATAGGTACTTCTAATATGTTATATCCTTTTGCTCTAAAATAAGATAATTCTTCCTTAGTTGTAGATAAAGGTAATAATTCATTTGCTAAAAATCTATTACCTATTGCTACATAAAATTTAGTGGCACTATCTTTTCTACTATCAACTACCCACTGTGGTTCATCTACAATTAATGTGTTTGTACTCTCATTCTTTTTCTTTGTTTGAATATAGTCTTCCAAGAATGATTGTTCACTATTCTTACTTGATGCAATTATATTTAATGTAGGCAAATAAGTAGTATCACCTTTTTGTCTCATAAATCTTGATTTCATTCTGGCATCAATTTGAGATACTAATTGTTTATATTTCTTTTTAAGTTTCTCAGTATCGTTTGTAATACCCCAATTGACCTCATCACTGAAATTTGCAAAAACAGCACGTCCGATTACTTGGTTATTACTTGATGCTGTAATTAACTCAATGTGTTTATTTGGTACATATTCAAGATTAGTAGTACCTCTCATTTCACCGTGAGCCATAAACCACTCACTTTGTAAAATCATTTGGTTCATTTTGTCTAAGGCTACACCCTTAGCGTTCTCAATAGTGATATTCATTAATGAAATTGTTATCTTATCAATAGGTTGTAAACCATAATACAAATATGGGTCTTTTAAACATAGTAATCTATATAATAAGTATAGTAAGCAAATAACTGCGATAGTTGATTTACCTAAACCAATCGCACCTGTAAATATAATCGTATTATATGCTGTTGTTATGTTATCTGGGAAAATCTCTTTTAACTTCTTTTCCCAATATGGAAAGACTGTGAATCTACCATCTGCATCATATAACGCATTTCCTAAATATTTCTTATCGTGTAAGAAAGTATCTATATCTACTGGAATTTCATCAAAGTCTATATATTTTAATTTCTCAAAATACTCAGACATACCATCAAGGGAATATTCTTTTAAAATTTTAAGTACTGCATCTCTTTCTTCCTTTGATAATTTATTTAATTCTTCTAGGTTTAATTTGTTAAAATCCATTCAATATTCCCTCCTTTCTGATATGAAAACGTTTTTATGAAAACACTTTCATCTAAATTTTGGTCTATTTTTGAGATTTTTTCTTGTATAGTAGAGTGAAATTCTTTTCTTTTTGAATTTTCTTTTCTAAAGGAACTAACACAGTTACTGTAATATAACTGTATATTTACTTATACTTATACATTATATAATACAATATACTTATTCAGTTCCAGCACTGATATACATATGTGTCGCAAAAACTATACAACTTTTGCGACATTTTTATTTGTTGTCGTTATAGTCAAATATGTTCTTGCCACCATAAGTCTTATCTAAATAGTCTTGTTTCTTTTTCTCTAGTTCATAGTCTAAGTCAATTAAGTCATTTTCAAAGTAATCCTCAAAACTATCAAAATCAAACTCTGAATATTCATATTCTCTATCAAATCTATCATTATCAATAACCCATTCTACTAAGTCGTATAAGTCATAGTCAGTTATTTCTGTACCATAATCATCTAAATCAGCATTTTCTTCTATATAGTCAATTAATCTATTTAAGCCATCTTCATCATAAGTTACTGTATAATAACCTCTATCATCTCTTATAATGTTTTTAGCGAATAAAATTTGGTCTATGTATTCCATTAGATTTTTATGTGTTTGATTTAGTGTGCCTTGTGCTACACCATCTTCTACTGCAAATACTAATTTATTTTTTATTTCACTTAGTATCTCTGCTAATTCTTCATCTTGGTTAGTTTCAATTAACTTAATTAAATCATTATAAGTATCTACATCATCTATGTATAAATTATGTAATCTTGATTTAACACTATTTGAAATGTCATAAATGTCTAATATATCTTTAATATCTGAAAACTCATAGTTTGGTGTAAAATCATTTGAATAACCATCATTGTAGCAATCTATGATATATTTTGGGTTTGTTGTAGCATTGTCATAATTAAGTGCACCAAAGTCTACTTTAACCTCATTTCCAAAAAGTTCCATAGGGTTCATTGTCTTAATATGTTTAGCGACTTCTTCTTGTACATTAAAACCTGCTATCTTAGATAATTCAGCATAAGTTTCATATTGGTGGTCTGCACTACCACTTATACCTAAGTGATTACCTCTTAAAGTAGCATTTTTTAATTTACCTGTATTACTTACTAGGATAGCAATTAAAGATGTTCCATACTCATCTTTACCATCTTGTTCAAAATTAGTATCACTATCAAATTTAATGTCTTGCCAATCATTTCGTTGTAATACAAAGAATTTGTTTTTACCATCATTTACCCAATCATCATAAGTTCCTTCACTATTAGTGTGACACCAACTTGTACCTTTATTACCTGCATAGTGACCATCAGTATCTGTACCATCACCTGTCTTGTTACCACCATATAGTTTATGTAATTGTTCGTAACTATCAATAGGTACTAATGTGTAATTACTATTTTCAAATTCCATTTGAGATAACTCATCTTGTGATTTCTTATCTTGTGCATCTTGCATTTTATTAACTCTAGTATTTAATTCTTCAATAGTTAATTTATTAACAAACTCATCATCTAATTGGTTGCCTTCTTTTTCTCTATTAGCCTTAACCCAAGTAAGATAGTAGTCAATCACATCTACATTGTCTAATAAGAATTGTTTTGCTTTACTAGGGTTACCATCACAATACTCAACCATCATTCTAGCAATACCTTTTAAGTATTTCTCTAGCCAAGCTGGTGCGTGATTAAATGCGTGAATGTCTTGTTTGAATAAACCATCAATAATCTTAGTTGCAGTTTCTTCATTAAATAAACCACTATCTACAATAATCTTAATGGCTTGTTTTCTATAATCAGTTCCTTTTTCTAATAATAAACCTTCACCTAAACTCATTTCCTTAGATTGTAGTTTTCTCTTAAGAGTTTTTAAGTTATCTAAATAACCTAAATTTCTCATTTCTTTAAATACTAAATTACCTACACCAAATTCACCAAATTGTTGAATAGACTCTTGTCTTAATTTATATAAGTCATTAATTAAATCATCTATTTCCTTTAATTGTTTTTGTTCTTGTGTAGTTAAGTCTTCTACTACTCTAGTTACAGGCTCATTCATACCATTTAATTCAGTTATACTATTAGGTTTATCAAAGGCGTAATATAAATCACATTGAGTAAAATCACAACCTCTTGATACTATATAGCCAAAGTCATAATTATATCTTGTGTCATAATCATCTTGACTATCTTCTACTTTATAACCCCAAATGTCATCTTCCATTCCTAGTGGTATGTAGATTAAGAAAAATAATTTATCCTCATACTCAGCCTCATCTTTATAAGACCATTTGTTATATTCATTAACATCTAGTCTAGGTGGGTAGAAATAGTTTTCAATAGCAACACTCATCATATCCATATGAATAAAATCATTTACATTACATACCATATATTGTTTAATGTTATCATCATATAATATTCTTAAACCTGTTTCATTGTTTCTAATAATGTTGGCTACTTCATTTGGGTTAGGGGTGATAGTTACTTTTTTATTTCTACCATCTCTAAATACTTCCTCATTTAAACTTTCATTAAGACCTAATTCTTTCAAAGTCTTGTCACCACCTTGTCTATGTATAGGCTCAATTCCATTTTGTTTTAAGATTTCGTTTACTTCGAAATCATCTAATAATTTATCTACTTTCATTTTACCTGTAATAACCCAAGGAACTGTGTCAGGGTCAGGGTTTGTTCTATATCTATAATATCCATTTGCAGGAAGTTTCTTTAGACCAGCAAGAGAATGTTGATATTTGTCTGACTTAGTAGTAATAACATTACCCTTGTCATCAACCTTAGTTCTCATATAGCCTTGTTCATCTGCTTCACTTTGATAGTCAATGTCCATTGCATAATCACATTCAGCCCATACAAAATCTTTAGGGAACTCATACTCACCTGTCTCTTTGTTTAATCTATCAAATTGTTTTGCTCTAGGAATATCTCCTAAATGCCATCCGGGTCTGTATGCTAACACACCAGATTTGTTTGCTCTTTTTACTTGTGGTCTACCTGTCTTAGATAACCCTGCAAATTCACCTTCCTCAGCATCTAACCATACACCTATTGGTGTGTCTTTATTGTCTTTATTGGCTACCATAGGAGGATATAGTTTACCATTCTTAACTCTAAATACTTTATATGCTTTACCTGTCTTTGTAGGAATATTTGCCGTATTTTCGTTTATTTTATGTAAGTCGATTAACTTATCATCTTCTTTTGAAAAATCATTTTTAGGCAATTCTGTGTTAGGAGAATTAAGTGTTTCATTAATTACAGGTAGTTCAACATACTTATAACCATCATTATATAATGCTCTAGTTCTATGTCTACCATCACCTAATTCTAATTTTCCATCTTTCTTTCTTACTACGTAAGGTACTTCAGTTGTTCTCATAGAATTTACTTTATTTGTGTCAATAGAGAACTCACTAGCAGGTTTATTACCCCATAGTGCTTTATGGTAAGACTCTAAATCACAATCATTTAATAAATTATTATCTTTGACTAATTGTTCAATAGGCACTCTCTCTACTTTAACATCTCTATCTGACCAATAGTAATCTATTGCTTTTTGTAAGTTAGGGAATTTAAAAGTAAGTTCACTATCAACACTTTCTCTAATGCCTAGATTGTGTAATAATTGTGTACCATCTTCTGTTGTATACCCATAATCTATTTCCTTATAGTCTTTTTGTAGTGAGTTGATTAATGCAGTTGCTACACCTTTTCTTTGTTCTGATTTCTTTACTTCAATCATTTGAACATATGCTTTATTTTCATTATCATCTAATACTGAATATTCTAAATAGCCTAAAATATTATCTCTAATAATTTTATCATTATCATCAATCCAGTTATCACCTACATAGGCAATTTTCATATAGTTGCCTTCATAGTCACCTGTGCTTTCTGTCCAAATGTTGAAATCTCTACCATTCTTATCTTTTACTTTCTCATCTTGTTGTAGGGCTTCAATTAACTCATAGTCTCTGTCTAAATAATTTCTTAGGTCATCTTGCATCATTGCCTTGACAAATTGTGCTTCTTTCTTGTCTCTAGCATATTCATAATCACTTAGAACATATCTAGTATTTTTATCTCTTAAACAAATAGCATATAGTTTTTGTTTTCTATCATAACTTACATCAACTATAATGTCATCCTTATTAATTTTATTGTCTTGTGGCTTAAATTCTTGACCATTAACTATTAATTTCATAATACTTTCCTCACTTTCAAAAAGGTGCATATTTTTACAATATATTATACAAGTATATCATTTAATTTAGCAAAGAAAAAAGTAGTGAAATTAATCACTACTCTAATATTTTTAATAATTTTATAGAACCATCACTATTGATTTCATAAAGTTCTTTACATTGTACCACACAAAGTTGAGTAATTCCAAAATTATATAGTTGTTCTTTACAAAATCTTTCAATTAAATTATTTTTCTTTAAATAATTAAATTCACTCCCATTCATAAAGTAAATCAAAGGTTCTATTTTTCTTGACATTTTGTATATTTTTTCTTTTGCCTTATTTAATATTTCTAAGAGTTCTTCTTGTGTCATATCTAATTTATCACTCACCATCTTCATCCTTATCGAAACAATCCCTAAGTTGATTTGCTAACCAAAATTCACAATTAAAGAACTCATACCCTATTTTGTGAGGGCAAATGTTACAATCATTATAATAAGCACATTCTCTATTTAATTCAGTTACATAATCATCTAATTGTTCCTCAGTTAATTTACTAAGGTATTTATTATCTAATTCTTCTTTCCAACCTAATTTAATAGGTTCACCATCAAATATTATTTTTGGCACGTGAAATCATCCTCTTCTTTAACACAACCTTCAAGATTACAAATTTCAAGATTACTTAGTTGGCTAAGGTTCATAGTCAATAATCTATTTAACATATCTCTGACATTACTCTCTGTATAAACTGTGTTACTGTTGTTAGCATAATTCGTAATAGCATTTAATTCTTTTAAAAAATAATCTTCTCCATTTATCATATTTATTCACCTTCCTAACAAGAATAAGGTCCATTTAAAATAAGACCTAAATATGTTTCACACAATTCCCAACAAGAATCCCCACCTAATCCGTGTTCTGAAAAATAATAATGAAATTTTTTATAAAATTCTACTAAGCATTTACTTTCACTGGCTATTCTCGTAACTGCTTCTGCTACCCCATCATAATCAATATGACAAATCTTTAGCATATCTTCTAATGTAATTGGTTTAACTTCCATATCTATTCACCCTTATTTCCTTTTCTCAACCTTTTCTACTAATCCTGCTTGAGTTAAATCAAATAATACATCAAGACCATCTGAAAATATGTATACCATACTACTCTCTTCTGCAGTAAGGTCAACAAGTATTTTCCTACCATATACGCTTACCCCCAAGAAAGCCTTGCCACCAATTTGTTTTTCATAATAACTAAGGTCTCCTATAGGGCATATCTGTTCAATACGTTTAAACCCAAATTTTTCTAGTTCTTTTAAATCTACTCCATCTTTAATCTTTAGCATACTATCTCTATCCTTTCAACCATACATAGCATACTAAGAATGTTAAGATTATTTGTATAAAATGTATGCTTTGGTCTGTAATTAAATTTATCTTGTGTTTATTTGCTTTTAAATCATCTACAACAAAATGAATAACAAAATTAATTGGAATTAACCACCAAATAAAATTACCACTAATCATTGTAGGTATCATTATAGAAATAGCCCACATAAAAGCGTGACATAATAAAGCCATTAAATAGTCATATTTGTATAGTGGGTCTGGTGCATTATCTTGCCAAAACTTCTTTTGTTTCATTCTTGCTAGTACATCTTGTAAAAAGTAATCATCTACAAAATGACACCAAAACATTAAAAATAAATATTGAACCATATTACTCACCCCTATCCCTTTGAATTTGCTCCATTACTTTTATAAGTCCATTTATGATAATTAAATTTTGATAAGAATAATCACAAATCTTACAATTCATTTCTTCTGTATCTATATAATGACCACCTTCGGTATAAGCCCAAAAGTTAATATCTCCATTTCCTTCATAAAATAATGTTTCTTCATCTAATTCATTTATTCTTGATAACCATTCAGTTCTTTCCTTTTTAGATAAACCATAATGAAAGTTACGAAGGCTATAAGTATATAATTCTCTTTTACTTTTAGACAAATTGAATTTATCTTTTTCAATACCTAACTTGCTTAGAAAATAATGGATATCATAAGGTTGTCCAACAAATTCTTTAAAAGTTTTATCTGAACTAAATGGTCTCCATCTATAAGTATAAGTTAAATCATAATCCCAACAATAAACTGTTAATGTATTTGTTGATTCATCAATAGTAACCTCAACAGGAATTTTATTTACTAAAACCTTATATGTTTCAATTTTCTTTACTTGTTTACCTAATGTTTTAGACTTGAACTTAGTTTTTAAAAATTCACTCATTTTTTACTCACCTTTATCCTTTTCAAGTATATAAACAAAACCATCACTAACATCTACTCTAATTATTTTCCAGCCAGTATTCAAATATTTTTCTAAAGTTTTATAATCATCATAATCCCTAGTATACATTATAGGAAAAACTTTATATTCTTTTTCTTTATCCATATTATTCACCTCTATCTTCATTTAACCACCAAGTTTTCTTATAATCTTTTACTTTTGGATAACGTTCACCATTAGTTAAACACATCTCATTAAGATATTTAAGACTAATACCCCTTACTTCATAGAAATAACCATTATCGCCTTCATAATAAATAACACCATTCTTTAAAGCCTTAAGCAATACTTCTAATGGACAACCAATTTGTTCTTCTAATTGTTCCTTTGTCATATCAACACCAACTTTCCTTAATCCATACCATCATAAAATGATGTATCGGTCAATTCACCTGTTGTTTCTCTTAAAGCATTAACAATCTTTTGCTTAGTTTCCATACAAGGTAAGTAACCATATCTAATATATTTAATCATTCTTGTAAATGTATTATAAGGTAAAGGTATCTTATCATCAGTAACTAATTTCTTTAGATATAAATGCTCAAAGAAATCTTTATCATATAGTTCGTAATACACAGTATCAGTTAACCCTGCTTCATTTTGAACTCTCTTAGGGTATACTGCAAACTTACAAATAGAGAAATCAAACATATCTAAAAGTTCATTTGGCTTTACAAAAAATTTCTTTACTAACTCTACTACATACTTCTTGTCTTTATATGTGTAGAAATAAGCACTGACATTATCATTAGTATAATATTGAGTAAAACTTGTATTTTGATTTAATAAAATAACTGAGTTATTAAATTCAAGTTCTGACTCAAAATAAATATCAATGTCTCTAGGTACTTCGTGATTAAATAAATTTTTGAAACAACCACCTGCCACATAGCCACCTGTGATTTCTAGTAATTCTACAACAAATGATAATTGCTTTTTATGTCTTTCAATTCCTTCAACTTCAATATATTCCATTACTTATGTTCCTCCCCATAAATATCTTCTAATTCTTTACCCATTTTCTTATACCTCTTTTAAATTATTTTATTTTTACCTACAATAGAATGTATAGTTTTAGCCAATACTCTGATTGCTTTTTTATTATCTTTTAAAAATTCAGGATTCACATTAATATTTATTTCTAATTTATCTTCTACCAAAAATGTAATTCTTAAATGATTAAAATTAGGGTATTGATTAACTATAAATTTTATACTCGGACAATCATTAGAAATAGATTCTAATTCTTTTAAGGCGTTGCTTTTATAATTATTGTAAACAAAGTTATTTATTTCTTGTTCAATTCTTTTTTCAATATCTTTTATTTTAGACATTTTACTCACTCTCACTTTCTACAAACCAAATATAACCATCTTTATCTACTGGTTTTAAATCTACTTTACTATATCCATATATCTCTTTTAACTCAAGATTTGTAAACTCTTTTAAAGATTTCATATTAAGAAATACTTTCATAGTCACTAATTTGTACTTTTCATCTGTAATCCAAAGTAATGTATACTGTTTCATAAACTATTCCTCCTTTAAATTGTTATCTACATATATTATAAAGGGTAAATAATTATTTGTCAATAAAAAAAAGAGAAATTTTATTTTCTCTCTTTTATAAATCTTTATAGAATGATTTTGTGTCATAGTGAGTATGATACTTCATAGGTCTAAATAAGCCTATTAAATTAAAATGTCTACCTACATTAACTCTCTTAGGTTTAATGAAACCAAATAGTCTAGGTGGTAAATAAGTTACAATGTCGTTTGGCTCACTGAAATTATATACTGCCTCACAACAATCTCTTAGATATTTCCTAGTTACACCTCTATTAAATATATTAGTCTTAAATGGGTTTACTGAACCATAAGTGTATAAATAAGATTTAATACCAAAATTATAGAATAAATCTTGTGCACATAACATTGCTTGTCCTGAACCTAATGACCAACCAATAATCTCAACAAATGCTGTTGGGTAAAGTCTCTTAAGATAAGTAACCTCATTTCTTATTTGGTGCTTCATAGCCTTATACATTCTAGCCCAACCATTATGCACCTTTAATGCAATCTTCTTGCCATTGTGATAGAACTTAGAATAATACTTCTCTGTGAACATAAAATTAACAAACCAATCTTTTTTACCATTAGTTTCTTCAAAATTAATTTGTATTACATTTCTGTCACTCTCATAATGAACCTCATAATTTGCGTGGCATATTCTATCTTTATATGTATATGAAACATCATTGTATTTTATGTGAAATCTTGCTTCACCTGTTTTATTATAATCATTAGAGGTATCAATAAAATATTGCCAAAAATCTAATCTTTGATATTTCATATTTTAGCCCTCTCTTAATTGTTTCTTTGTCTTTGGCTCTTCAGGTAATTCCATAAATCTTTCGTGCATACCATCCATAACACCGTTCTTGCCTAGATTATGATAACTACCATAAATATTTTCAAAATCATTCTTAACTTCGATTGGTGCGTATTTCATTTGAGTGTACCAATAGTCATACATACTATATAGTTCGTGTCTCAATAGTGCTTGAACACCCCTCTTCAATACTTCATCTTTCTTAGTTACTTCCTCAGCAATCATTTGTGCTTGTTGTCTTTTCTTTTTTTGATTGTTTGTAATTGCATTAAAAATAAATGTAACTATTAATGCCATTAATGTGCTACCACCAAACATTACAAACCATTGTGTCCAAGTTGGCATAATTAATCCCTCTACTTTCTTACTAATATTAAAAATTCTATATACATATAATTTAGCAATAATTTTACAAATTATTATACAAGAAAATTAATAAAAATTACAAAATAAAAACACCACTATTAAAGTGATGTCTTTACTAATATAATAATATAATATTATACTAAAGCAACTTCATTATACCATACATAAATAGATGTGTCAATAAGTACTATTGCTTAAATTTACTTGTGTAAGCATCTATACAAGCAAATGCCAACTCTTCATCTTCACCATTAATTTCAATATGAACTAATTTACCACTAGCATAAACTAAAGACATTACCCCTAAAATAGATTTAAGGTCAATAGTTAAATGGTTAGAAGAACCTTCTACACTAATAGTAATATCACTTGTAAATTCACTAGCGTGATGAACTAGACCAGTACATAAGTTTACTAACTTAGTCTCTTCTGGAATGTTTAAAATAAAATCTAATGTTTTCATATAATTCTCATCTCCTTACAAGATATATTATACAAGAACATTATTTTTGCGTATACTCTTTAATCTTACTATATACTCCTTTATCTATTTCAATACAATCTAAATAAGGAGTATTATTCTTAAAAGAAACATAGTAAACACCACTATCACTAACTTCGACATTCTTAATAAATTTAATTAGATAATCAAATAATGTTTCTTTTTCTTGTGCTTTTAGTAAGGCTTGTTTGATAGTGTCTAATATTTCTTCGTAAGATTTACCATTTATAAATCTTCTATCTATTGACCCATCTAAAGTAAGGTCTAAATCTAATTTAAAGTTTTCCAAACATTCAAACGCCTCACTAGGCTTTGCATTGTCGATTGCTTCTAGGCTTGAATCTTCATTATAAGGTTGCCACAACATAAATGCTATTGGCTCACAATCTTCATTGATATATTTAGTATAGAGTTCTTCATCATCACATTCTATATACCATTTATTATTTCTTAATTCAGCAATATGTGGTAACCCCATAAAACCTGATTTAGTTTCTTTAAATTGAACTAACGCCCAATCCATTTGTCTTATATTTCTAAAATATTCTTCAATAGGATACCATTTACCATATTCCAATTCTTTAGTCATTAGATTTCACCTCGTTGTCTACCTCATTATTTATTACATTATTTTCTAATGTCTTTAAAGCGTAGTAAGTCATATTAACTACTTGATTAAATTCTTCTCTTGTGAGTCCATAAATTGTTGTTCTGAAATCAATATTGCAATGTCCATCTTCTTTTATTATTTTGAATATTGTTATCACTATTTACACCTCTTTTTTGCATCTTTGCCTGTAATCTTATAGATAATTTCTTCTAGTATTTCCTCATTAACTTGATTATGGCTTATAGGGTTGGCACAATACCAATCACTACCTAGAAAGATATTTGTAATGATTTCAACAAACTTTCTATCATCAATTCCAATAGGGAAAATATTATCTTTATCTTCTCTATTGTTATATCTCTTCTTATTCCATAAATCATAAATTTCAAGTTCCTTCATATTTAGTAATTTACTCATCTTGTTTTACCACCTTCATAAATACTCTATTAGAAGCGTAATCAACTCTAATGATAGTATATCCTTTTTCTAAAAATTCTTTTTTAACCTTTTGAAAATCACATTTATTTAATATTTCTATTAATAAATTATTTTCACTTTGTCTTTTCCAAATTATATAACTATTCATCTTCTCTTACCCAAATCCCAATCATCTAATTCTATTACATAAGCAAGTCTTTTAGCACTAGCAAGAGGGTCTTGTGTCCCTAAACAATCATCTACAAAAGCCTTTGTTTCAAATTTTCCTTCTAAAATTTTATCAAATGTTTCTTTAGGAATATTTAATTTCCCAAAAGGTTTTACCAGTTTACTTATAACATCTTGCTTATGATTGATAATATCTTTTAATTCCTTAATATGAGAATTTAATGTGTCTAGCACTATTTCAGTAATTCTGAAATCTCACTTTCTATTACTCATTCTTGCCTCAGCACCATATCTAATTTTCATCTTCTTTTACCTCTTAAAACATACAACTTTTAAATATTCGTAAACTTGAATTTCCTCATTTTTAAAAGGGAACTTATGACATTTAGGGCATCTAATTTGGTCAGTATCTTCCATTCCACCATACCCTGTCCAATCAGTTCCTACTTCAAAAACTATTGCATTACTAGGAACTTGTTTAAATCTAATTTCAGCATCATAATCATCACCATCTTTATCAAAGAATGATGTAACTATAGTATCTATTTCTTTACCACATTGACAACATTTATATTTTCTCATTCTTCCACCTCTTTATCTAAATATTTAGCGTTGCTTCACCTATGAACTCCACCCTATATTTTCATATGCTCTATCAAAAGGATTCCACCACCATTCCCAATAGTGACTTTGTTCTCTTAAATAGAAGTATAAAGGAATAAATATGATACTTGCACACATCAATATTACTATAATACAAGTTAATAATGCTAAACTATACCACCACATACTTATTAAGAATTTTCTCATCTTTATTCACGCTTATCCTTCTTGAAATGTTCCATTATTAAATCAATATAAAATTTTTTAGGTTTAGTACAATTAAATCCATAGAGTTTTCTATTAGGAATACAATTGTAATAAATATCTATGTACTTACTTTGATTTAATTTATCATCATAGTCGACAATACACTCAATATATTTACCGCCATTAACATTAGTATATTCTAACCAACTTACATCATTCTTTTCACATAACTTAATTACAGCTCTTTTACTTAATTTAACATCCAATCCACCAATAACTATTTTTGACATAATCACTCACTCCTGTCCTTTTCTAACCACCAAGTTTTTTTGTAGTCTTTCCAAAAATAAATAGGACAAAATTCTATTCCTGCTCTATTTACCTTCTTTCTCCATACTCTTTCATCACTGAAACCAGCACTTGTTCCAAGTCCTTCACCTGTAAAAGTATGAATACCTCTTAAAATACATTGAAGTTCTTTTGTTTCTTCATCTATTACATATACCCCATTAGTTAGTGCTTTAACAAATACCTCTAACGGACAACCTAATTGTTCTTCTAAGGTGTGCATAGTTTCTGCATAATCTAATTCTTTTCTAATAACCTCACATTGTTCATCAATAGTTTTATCTGTTTCCCAACTTGTGATTGTTATTTTTCCTTTATCATCAATAAATACACTATTTCTTAATAAATCATTTAATGCTTCTTTACTTTGCATATAAGTCCTCCAAATTAATTCCAACTTCAAAAATAGTTGGTTGTAATTTATAAGTTAATATACCATCTTTACTTAAACCCACACCTACAATCAAACAATCAACACCTTTATATGTAACATATGTACCTACATATTTATTTAATATAGATTGTATCCTTGTGTCAATTGTTTCTGAATCAAATTCATACTGTGAGCCACATTGAGTAAGTAATTCTTTAAGTCTTTTTACATCAACACTTTCCATTAAACTATTTCCTCCCTCTCAGCATTAAGTGAAATAACTTCATACATTTTAAATACACCACTTTGCCAAATAATTATTTCAATATAGTATAGTGCCTCAATTATTTGTGTTTTTATAACTAAAAACCTGTCTGAATTAAGAACTGAGTTGTTTGGGTAAATAACCCACTTCTTTAAAATTTGTTTATTTACCAATTCATCTAACTTATCTTGAATAGGTTGTAGGTTATTTGATTCACAAAACTCTTCAAACAACTCACTTAGTTCTTGTGCTGTTTGTTTTATTTCTGATAAAATGCGTTCTGGTGTTCTCATACTCTATTCACTCTTACCTTCTTTAAATTCTCTAAATAATTTATTTAATCTATCTACTTCATCTTCATTACCCCATCTTTTGTGTTTAACTTCTCTTAATTCACCAGTTAAATTTTCAAGGTAATAATGCTTAATTAATAATTTAATAAATTCTTGTTCCTTAGTCATATGATTAGTCCTCCTTTAATCTCAATTCCTTTTCCTATTTATTAATAAGTCTCATCACTTATTACATCTTCTTCAATTTCCCACTTAACCTTATCTCTATTTTGTTCCACATATTCTTTTAATAGTTCATTTAAACTATATGTCTTAAGTTGCCAACGATAAGGATTTGTTTTATAGTCTCCTTCGAACATAGAGTAAACATATTCTCTTTCAAGACCACCTTCTTCAAATTTATCAACTCTATAAAATTTTAATACTGATTTATCACAATCTTTAATGTCATTGAAAGTTATTGTATGTTTCTCACTATTCTTATATTTACCTTTTGCAAATCTTACCACATCTCTAAGTAATTCTTCATTAATAATTAGTGTCTTTTTAATTTTAGTTTTAACAATATGAGTTACATATTCCACATAATCATTAGTTGGCTCATCTCCATTAACTAATCTCATTAGTAAACTATCATCTAGTTCAAATACTGGCATAGCATCATTCCTCCTCACTTGTATGTCTACACTAATTATAAGTGATTGAAAATGGTTTGTCAATAGAAAGATGAAAAAAAAAAGAGGGAAATTAAATCCCTCTAAATATTAATATTTTTATGTTTAGAATGTTATAGTATTTGAGTAACTACATCTCTTACAGTAGGTGTTTGAAAATAAGAAGATATGGCTATAGTAGATTCTGTAAAATGGTCTGTAATTGAAGAATCTAAATTTATACACATTGCATAAGCATCTAGTTGATAATTTTGCACAGTTGCGGGGTCTGAATTAACGTAGCACCCTATAATTACATAACCATAATTATCCCAAGCTGGTACAACACCAGAACAGTGCATATATTTATTTGAACCAGTAAAACCTTTATCATAAACATATTTACAAACATCATAAAATGTAAGAGCAGTACTAGAATTATTATATATGTTAAGTGTTGCACAATTACCATAAGGATTTTTAATAAATATGTCGTGTCGATATAAAGATATTGAACCCCCAGTAGTACTAATTACACCATTTGTAATATTAATACCTGTACCTGCTGTATAATGGTTATCAACATAAGACTCTGTGGCATATGGAGATAATGTAGTTCTTCCCATATTAACACCATTTTTTAAACGTTTTATAGTAGTATTATTATAAGTACGATAATAGTTATCTCCATCAGTCCATACACAGCTACCACTTATATTATCTCCAGATAATCCTGAAGTATTATCGTCTAACCAAGTTAAAGAAGTTTTATCTAATACTTTGTGGAAACTACCCATATCATAGTAAATATCTTCACCATCAGACCATACGCACGTAGAAGACCACCATTGATTAGGCATATTATTAAATGTTACACTTTCCCAAGTGTTATAAGATTTTTTACTTAGTATATAATTAGCTTTACTTGTAGTTGTAAGATAAGTGTTAACTCCATCTGTCCAAATATCACCTGAATTAAAACTTGTTAAACCACGCCAAGAAATTGCATACCAACTATATGTATCAGAAGATGCAGAATATTGTAATCGGTAGTGTTCGGTATCTTTAGAATAATAAGTACTACATCCGTCTGTCCATACATAACCACTACCAAAATTGGTAAATCCAGAGTAGTTAGGACCACTAATAGTTTTCGCAGACCAGGTATCAGTATCTTCGTTGTATCTTAAATAATTACTAGAAGTCGTACTTGATGAGTACTGTTTTAAAAATAATGACCTACCATCAGTAAAGAATCCTCCATACCTAATATCATTTTCAGTTATTTCTGTCCAATTTTTTAATTCCCAAGTTTCAGTAGTTTTATTAAACTCATATACATTAGTTGTATCTTTATAATAAGTATGATTTTTAAATCTAAATATATTATATCCATAAAAAGTACTTGTACTAGGCTTAGGTATTGTAGTAGATACCCAAGTATTTCTAAACTTTTTATAATTTTTAACAACACTTATTGGAGCTGTTGCAGGTCTTTCAAGATACTCTTTAGATTTATATTTAGTAGTACCTACTTGTAGACTTGTAAGGTCGGGTTCTGTTCCTTCTAATGTAGGGTTTGCAATGACCATATCTTGTGTGTTATTAATCACATTACCTGAAGTTATTTCAATACCTTCGCCAGCTGTATAAGTTGTATCAGTTGCACTAATTACATTATTTTTAATAGAAACATTTGTACCTGCAGTGTATTCTTCCATTAAAGGTTTAGTACTACGTAAAGTATTTTTAAGTAAACGAAAGTAAGTATTAGTTCTTCCATTAGTACCTGTTGAGTTATATAAATACTCACCATCTGTCCAAACTCCTACACCTCCATAGTAAAATGTAAAACCACCAAGATTTACAGGTATCCAAGTAGCAGTTTTCTTATCTAGCATATAAGAATCATTACCATATGAATAATATACGTCAGTACCATCAGACCATAATTTTTCACAGTTAAAATTAGAAGGTGTATTATTGAATGTAAAAGATTCCCAAGTGTTAGTGAATTTATTTAATTTGTAAGTACCATAATAGTATATATTAGTACCATCTGTCCATACTTCACTTCCAGTTATATTACTTCTACCATTCCAAGTCTTAACTTTCCAAGTATTGTTTGACTTATCTAAATAATATTGGTCTGTGCCATTAGAAACATACAAAGTTGTTCCATCAGTCCATACATCTTGTCCATTAAAATATATAGATGCTGAAGGAGAAAAAGTCCAAGTTTTATTTTCCCAAGTAGATGTTGATTTATTTAAAACTTTAGAAAAATTATAATAAATATTTTCTCCATCCGTCCAAATATTTCTACCTACCATACTTATAGGAGCATTTGTCCAAGTTTTAACACTCCAAGTCTTATTTACTTTATCAAATTGTAAATGTGTGTCACTGAAATCATAATAAATATTTTCTCCGTCAGTCCACACGTGTTGTCCATCTATTTGATAGCCATCATTCCAATTATAATATGTGCTATATGATACATAAGTATTAAATTTATCTAATACTTTAGAACTAGCCCTAGTATGAATAGGTGCACTTGAATCTCCTAAGATACCCTTAGTAAGTTTATAGTTTACTCCATCGACATCTAAACTATTAAGTTCAGTTTCATTACCTTCTAATGTAGGGTTAGCGACAACTTCTACACCATTGGCTTGTGTAGTACCAATAAGTTCCCAGTCGTTTTCAATATACATATACTCATTATAGATATTATTAGGTGCAACACTATCAGGGTCTAAAACCATATAGATTGTATTTAAATCAATATCTTCTGTAGGTAAAGATTGTACAATAAGTCTCTTTAGATTACCAGTTAAAGCACTTTCAACTTGTGCAAATGAGTTAATACTTTGTCCATTTTTAATTCCTGCAATAGCATTAGCATTAGCTGTAATCTGCTCTTGTTTACCACTCAACTTAAGGTCTACTTCATCTTGAGTATAGAATGGTCCTTTACCACCCATATAAGTCCATTGATTACCTACCCATTTATAGTAAGTATTTTGATTGTTTCTACTCTCATCTACTAAGACTTCAACAATGTCATTAGTATTTACTTTAGTTGTACTATAACTATTTAATTCTGACTTAGTTAAGAAAACATTTTTAACATCAGGTGTAGTCTTAAAATCATCAAAATCATCTTGTAAATCTTTTACTGCATTATTAATCTCATTAAAGAAATCACCTATTGATACTACAATCTCTTTACCATCTTGGAATGTAAAGATTAAGTTTCTATCAGTTTCTTCACCCTCTAACTCTGCCTCTACATTTACTATAGAACTATTTAATACTACACTAGATAATAAAGTCTTAGTCTCAATAGGCTCATCATCTTCATCGTGTGTATTATATGTAAGAGCATATAAGTCTAATGTGCAAGTCTCAGGTGTGTACTCAAAGTCATTGACAATACCTAAATCTAATAGGTTACCATCTTTGTGAATATTGATTGTATTGTTAATAGAAGTTACATATCTAACATCTTCTGCATCCTTACCTTCAAGGTTATCTAATAATTCAACATCAACCATTTTAGTTTCTGCTGTAATTCTAAAACTGACACCCTCAACACCTTGTACTGTGATTACAAACCCCGGGAATGTAATTAAGTCATAAGGTACTTTAACTACACCATCTTTATTGATAGGTAGTCTATAAGGGTTGTCAATGTCTACACCATTGAATACAGCATACTTAGTTAAACCTTTCCACTCATCTGAGAATAGGAATTTAATGTATAAAAAATTAATTGATTTCTCAACAACTACATTGTCATCTAATCTTTCTAAAGTTTGTTTATTTACTTTAAATTGTAATGTCATCTTATTTCCTATCATAATCCTATTCTCCTTAATCTACCATATAGAATTTAGTTCTAGGCATAAGAGTGATTACTCGTGTCTCACCATCTCTAGTATAGAATAAGCGTATTTGATAATAATACTGACCTTGATTTATACTTTCACTATCTTCACTTGATAAATTAAATACAATGTTTCCTTCACTATCTAAATCTTCTAGTGTGGCTTCTTTCTCAAGTAAATATGAACCCCAACTTGAATTAGCAGTGAATAATCTAAATACTACATAGTCATCACTATCTAATTCAAAAATTACTGGGTGTAATGGTGTGCCTATATTTAAATCTGCTTTTATTTGAAAAGTATCACCTCTTACTAGAGTAATGATACCATTTCCTGAAATAGTACTACCTAAATGTAATTTTACATTAGGTGCTATCTCTTCGTTGTGTAGAGTATCTTGTAAATCATTTGTCATAATCTCTACCTCCTACTTTTCTACATTATCACTTAAACAACCTTCTAATACACCTATATGTCTATAATTGTCATCAATAATGTCATTTAAAATATCAAAAGTAGCTGGGTCAACTTGTTCATTCTCTAATGTTACTTTAACACTCTCAACCTCAGTTACTGTATCCCAACATCTTGTAATTAGGTTTCTAATTACTGTGTCTACACCTACTTTTACCTCTTGCGGTGTAGGCTCATCTGAACCATTTGAATAAACTATTTCATCATTCTCATTTAATACTTCAATTAGTTTCAAACTAGGGTCTTTCTTTAAAGATAATAATGTGTTCTTTTTGGCTTCAAATAATGTATCGTGTTCACTAAGAATTTTGTTATTACATCTTAATTTGAACATATTACATTTCCTCTGCTTCTTTACTATCAATAATTGCCTCTAAACTAGATAAGTCTTCATCCTCATCATCGTCATCCCCATAGCCTGTTTCACTACTAAAGTAATCGTTTACACTTCCCTTTGATTGTGGTAATGGTTCTTTTTCACTTGCTGGTTTAACATCATCATCTTCAATCTCTTGTGTAATTGATTGTTCAAATTCCTTGTCTTCTTCATCTTGTAATGATGGCTCACCAAGACCTAACATAGAACGAACAAAATCTTTCTCATTTGCTAGTAGGTTATTTAATTCATTAATACTTGCACCATCTTGATAAATTTCACCTAATAACTTGTCTAAGTCATCTAACATACCCTCTGCTACAATCTCATCATATAGAGGCTTTGCTTTGTCGCTTGGTGCATAGTCATCTAAACTACCTACTACTTCTAAGCCTTCATTGATTTGTGTTTGACCTAAGTCTTTTGGTTGTAGGTTTTCTTCTACTGCATAAGAACTTTCACTTGTTGCTACCCAACCATCTTTGTCAATAGTTAAAGTATCCAGTTCAAATTTACCATCTTTGAAATCTTGTAATAATTTCTTTAATGCTTCTAAATCTAACTTTTCATTTAACTTTAATCCTTCATTAACTTCAATCTCAGTATCTTGCTCTACTTCGACTGGTTCTTGAATAGGCTCTTGAATAGGTGTAGAATTTAAAGTATCTTGCATTGCTTCAACACTTTGTTTTGTTTGCATTAAAGCATCTAATAAATTTTGAGTAACTACAATAGCATCACCTAACTTAAGGTTATTTAAATCAACTGCTTGAGGTTGTACAGGTTCAGGTTGTGGTGCTGGAATTTCTTGTGTAGGAATTTCTTCTACATCATTAGAAATGATTTCTTCTTCACCAAATGCCTCTTGTAGTGAGAACTTTACATCATATCTGTAATCACCCTCAACTAACTTTTCCCACTTGTATCTAATGTTGTTTAGTTTACATTGCTCAATAAGTTGTCTTAACTCTTTTCTACCCTTACAATGTACTGTGTAGTCATTGCCTTCCTTTAGGTATAAGTCCTTGTAGTGCTCATCTAGTGTGCCTAAGAATGATTTGATTTGTTTCTTCGCTTCATCAATATTCTTTTGCTCATCTTTCTTGAACTCATCTACTGCCTTTTGAGTTTCTGCTTCTACCTTACTAGCAATCTCCTTATTCTTTTGTATATCCTTTAATTGAGAACCCATAACGATAGGTACTTCAATTATTACCTTGTCATCTAGTTCTAAGTCTTCACTTAGTTTCCCTTTCTTAAAGTTTTCAAGTTGTCTAGTAAGTTCATTTACTTTTCTTTTTTCTAATTTCATATCTCTTTTTACTCCTGTTTTTCAAAATTTTTTTACCCAATTATATCTTTTAATATAATCATTTAATTTAGCAAGAATTTTAGACCATAATAAAAGACAAAAAGGTGATAGTTCTTATTCTATCACCTTATTATACAAGTTTTCTATTCAATTTTAATTCCAAAATCTTCTAAAGACATTTGTCTTGGTTGGTTATCTGACTCTTTAATAAAGTCTTCTAAAGCCTTTACTTCATCTTCATTGTACCATATGCCATATTGATTTTGTCTGTAGTTAGGGTGTTCTTCACACCAATCTTTAAATGCTTGTTCTACCTCATCTTTTGGTAAATAATCATAATGATTATCTGGGTAGTGTACTTCTTTCATTACTACCTCATCGTATTCTAGTAATTCAAATCTATCATCACAACTATCATCATTATAACTTCTTTGTACCCATTCTACCATTGTACAATAACCATCTGTGTTTACTAAAATTTGATTGTAGTGTCTATTTGACTTTTCATTCATTTCTAATAAGTGCTTTATTAGGTCTAAATGTAATCCTTGTTTTACCTCTTCAGGTGTAAATGTTTGACTATTCAATTTCTTCTTTCCTTTCAAATTTTTCTATTTTCTTTTTCCAACCTTCTAACATAGGTTCTTCTTTTAACTCATTGCCATTCTCATCATAGCATACATTATTTTCAATGACCATTACATTGACTTTCTTAGATAATA